ATGTTCAGCGGCTCGAAGCGCAGTTCTGGGCAGGCGCCAACGGATCGGTAGTGGCCGGCGTCCCATCGGCTGCCGGTCATGAGGTCGTTGTCGTTCGGCATCGAGTCGCAGCTGATGCACGGCAGGTGCGCATCACGCAGGCGGACATACTCGTTCACCGCCGCCTGGGCTTCGCGCAGGTGGTCAGCCCTGGTCTTCAGCTTCTCTTTGCGGACTTTGATCTCGCGGCGATCACGCTGGGCGATCGCCTTCTTCGCCTTCTGCTCATTCCGGGGCGCGTCCTTCAGCGCGCAGGCTGGGCTGCACACGGCCTGCCCCAATCGCGCGGGGACGAATAAGGCCCTGCACGTTGGCACGCGGCATTTCTTGGCACGGGGCGGTTTTCGCTCGATCGTCATGCAGCCTCCTGGCTCAGCAGATCATCGAAGTAAACGCCCTGCGGTGCGAAGCGCGCGACAATGCGGTCGGTGTACGCCACGCCCTGGGCTCGATTGAAAAGACTGGTCACCGGGAAACCGTCCGGGCCGAACAAATGGCAGCCCCCCATCATTTCCAGCTTTGTCGCGTACGGAAGATGGCGCATCACCCGGTACCACTCCGCCTGAAACCCGGCATCCTCGTTCAGCAGGATCTGCACGCCGATGTGCAACTTGCAGTACCGGCGGGCGTCAGCCTCATCGCCGATCTGCGTCATTTCAGCGATGCGCTTGTACATCGCGAACCACAGTCGGTTCTGGTCCAGCGTGCGGTCCTTGCCGGGGCGCAGCGAGACCACGACGAACTTCTTGTCGCGGTACATAGCACTGATAGCGGTGATAGCCTCGGAAAGCTTGGCCTGACAGTTCACGGAGATTTTGTCAGCCATGGGCGGCCACCTTGTTGGGCAATCCGTTGATCAACTCACCGAGTTGATGCGTCAGTCGTTCGTTCTCGGCCAACAGCTCCAGCGCCACCTCCTCCACGGTCATCTCGCCGAGGAAGTCCTGAAGAGCCTCAGTGTTACGTTTCCAGTTCGCGCAATCTGCGCGGTATGACGCGGCCTCAGCCCAGAGCAATTTCTGGAGTTTTTGTTTATCGATGTTCATTGAGCAGCGCTCCCTGCTTCCAATTGTTCCGCCTGCCGAATCAGCAGCGCCCGGCGATCGGCCAGATCGTTGGCTGCCAAAATTCGCAGTTCTGTTTTTTCCTCGTCCGAGGCTTTGCGCATCGCCAGCATCGAGTCCTTCACCGCGGCGAGCCTCTCGCGCAGTTTTGGGGAAGGCCGCGCGACCTCACCGGTGAGCAGCGCAACCACGGCCCTACCGTCTTCAGTGACCGGCGCGACACTCAAGTCGGCCAGGTACTGCTGAGCGCGCTCCTGTGGGATTCGCTGCATTTGCAGGGCTTTGGTAATCGCCTGCGTGCGGCGGTTGGCGTCGAAGCCGACAGACACATGCCAGTTCACCTCTTTGCTGTCCTCCCGAGCCTGCCCCACCAGGCGCTCGTAAGCGCTGTTGAACGCCATGCGCGCACCGACCTTGTCGCCCGCATCGAGGACAGGCTTTGCAGCGGCCAGCGCGAGCTGGATTTCGTCGGTCAGCACCACGGTTTCGAATTCATCGTTGGTGGTCATGGCGATCGCCCAGGCCTCGTCCTTGCCCGGGCGGCCGTCAGCGGCCTGCACTCGCTGGAGGATGTCGGCCATCGCCAGCTTGCCTTTCACCTCGAAGCGGCAGGCCTTCAGCGCAGCCTTCACAGCAGGCACCGAGTACGCGCAAAGATCTTCGGCCATCATCGCCGCGGTGCCTGGGTTCATTTCCTGACCCATGGCCTCGGCGGTGGCGCAGATCGCTGCAGCGAGGCTGGCAACCTGCAGATCATCCATCTCAAATGTACTCATTGCGCTCCCCTGCTTGGCGCTTGGCCAAGACCATTTGTGCAGCCTGTTCGGCGGCGGAGACGTTCGCCTCGGTGCGTTCCATCTGGCGTGCGGTTGTCCCGTTGATCCGCTGACCGGTCACCCACTGGGTGTGGTAGCTCTCGGCGTTGGCCAGCAGTTCGTTGAGGCTGTGGCACTTGCGCAGGACGGCGGCATCGCTGGTCTTCAGGTAGTGAGCGGCGACGTGGTGGGCGACATCGGCGCCGAGCCGGTCGACCAGTTGGCCGAGCTGGCCACCAACTTTGGCGTTCCACACAGGCCAGGTGCTGTAGCGCTTGCGGTAGGCCATGGCGTAGTTCGCCCAGACCTTGAAGGTTTTGCAGGACTGGTCTTTCGGGCCCGGCATGTCAGCGGGAATCTCAACCCGTGGCGTATCGGTTCGATCAACCACCAGCACTAGGTTGCGGGACTGCGCCGGCACAACCTCGGCGGAAGCCGGGGGTGCAATTGGTTCAATGACCGGTTCATTGACTGGTTCAGAAGAGTGACTGGTTCTGGGTGCAGCTCCTGCACTACCCCCTAGTGCAGGAGATTCACTAGGGGGTGAACCTGCTGCACCACCCTGGTGAATATGCTGCACTACCCCTGGTGCAGGAGGTGCACCACCATCAAGGGTCAGGAAGTAAACGTTCGACGAGTTGCCCTTCGGCCCACCCTTCCTAATTTCCTTGCGCAGTAGCCCTGACTCACACAGCGCGGTGATGTGGTTCATGACGGAACGCTTGCTGATTTCGCACTGATCGGCGATGTGTTGGTAGGACGGCCAGCACTCCCCCATATCGCTGGCATTGTCTGCCAGCTTGATGAGCACTAGCTTGCGAAGCGGATTGCCAACGCGAAGCTTCATAGCGGCAACCATAAGGCCCATGCTCATGCGGCACCTCCGGTGAGACCGCGAAAATCGATGGTCTGAACACCCTTCCAGCTATTACAGGACATGCACAGTGTTTGAAGATTTTCCATGGATGCTTCGCCACCCAGGCTCTCTGGAATGACATGGTCAGCTCTCAAACGAAGAAGCATGGAACAGCCACAACGCAGGCAGGCGTGGCCATCGCGCGCAAAAACGCGTGCTCGCAAAGCCGAAGGGATGGGCTTTTTCTTCGTTCGACGGCGAGGTGTCTGAATAGGCGGCTGGGATGCACTGAAGTGCCCCATGCGATCCGGGTTCCACTCAATCGCCTTCTCGGTCAGACGGAACAGCGTAATGTTCGAGGTGCTGGAAAGCTCAATCAAGCCAGCCTCCTCCAGGGCCTTCAGCATGCGGTAAGCGGTGTCTGGCTTGTCAGTGAGCAGCGGCAGCTCCTCGATGATCTTGGCCTTGCTCAGCGCGAAGAAGATCCCGTCGTCAGTCTTGATTGGCTTGGTCCAGCTCGGACAGCCGTAGATGAAGGCGAACAGCAGGGCCTGCTGAGAATTCAGCCCCCACTCCAACGCCTTCACCTGATTGATCGTAAGGGTGAACTGCATGTCAGGTGTTCCTGACCTGGACGGAAAAGATAAAAACTCGCGACACGTTTTGAGAATTCTGAAAACGTGTCGCGACATTGTTCGGGGTATTGCTCGAAATGGGATGGCTCTGCATAATCGGGCCTCTCTAGTTTTGCGAATTAGCCGACCTTCTCCGTCGGCTTTTTTGTGCCCGGAATTCAGGCGGCCTTCACCGAGGCGTCCATCACGTCTAGGCTCTGCCGAACGTGGTTGATCTCCTGGCGGATCAAGTTTTTCTCGAAAGAACTGACGTGGTTGTCATCCAGTGCCTGGTGCACCGCGATAGTCAGATCGGCGACCTCTTTGCCGACATCGATCAGTGATTTGGTCAACGCTTGCGGCTCCGGCGCAACTTTTGCAACGAGGTCGAAACCAAATTCACTCGCCAGTGCAGCCAGAGGGCGCATGTCGCCGGTGTGCAACAGAATCCCGAACAAATGCTCCACGGTCAGGTGGTGTGCGTCGTTGTCCGGATTGGCGCGCTGAAGCAGGCCTACGTGAGGAACGCCCATCTTTGCAGCAAGGGGCTTGGCTTCGTTGTCGAGGACAGCGCTCTGGCACGCCCGCAGAAAATCTTCCATTCGTAAAACCTCAAATTTGTTTCAGTGGCGCCCTGCCAGTACCTCGGCGATCATTTGTCGGGCAGTAAGCAATGACTGCCTCAGGCTGCGGTGCGCTTGGGGCGCGCAGGAATCGGGCGAATCTCATTCGCCTCAATACGCCCGTCGTCATAAAGGGTGATTTCGATGCTTCTGCCTGCTCGAACCATTTGCGAGATCGCGCTCTGGTTCACGCCGAGAGCAGCAGCAAGCGCGGCTTGAGTGCCGTGCTCTTCTAGGTATTTGCTCAAAGGGATCTTTTTCATGGAATTTCCACGGCTGGATATCTGCCATGGATAGTAGCAGTGCTGCTTTTTATCAGCAACAAAATACTAGCAGCGCTGTTTGCTTGGATATCAGCTCTGCTAATACTCTTATTCGTATGAAAATACGTCGCCCCCTCACCCCCGAAGAAGTCGCCGAGAGCGCCAGGCTCAAGGCCATCTACGAACAGCGGAAATCAGCTGCAAAAGCGGCCGGTCGTAGCCTGACGCAGGCGGATGTTGCCGAGGCTTGTGGGTGGTCTGGCCAAAGTGCTTTTAGTCAATACGCAACCGGCAAGGTACCGCTAAACGTAGAAGCGCTGCTGAAACTCGCGAAGGCTTTGAATTTCGATGCGAGCGAGGTCAGTTCTCGACTGGTCTCCACCGTCGCCAACGTACAGCAAGAGCGCGTCCAGCCTAGTGTCAAATTAGGGAACATCGAGACCTGGGACGACGAAACCCCGCTCGATGATGATGAGGTTTATGTCCCCTTCCTTCACGAAGTCGAGCTGGCGGCCGGATCAGGCAGGTTCGCGATCGAAGAAAATGCCAACTCACGTCTGCGCTTCAACAAAAAGGATCTGCGCCACAATGGCGTTCAGTTCAGCAACGCGAAGTGCGTAAGGGTCGGCGGGAACAGCATGATGCC